ACGGGATAGGTAGATGTATAGAACTCTTCTGCATTTTCTACGAACGCAAACTCATCAAGATACAAGAGGTTTATAGATAATCCACGAATAGAACTCGAAGATGTTGCAGCTGCAACGACCTTAGAATCATTTGCAAATTCTATATTACCTTTGTTAAGAATCTTTACGCCTGGTTGCAAGAAGAATGGAACACTCTCTAACATGGTAACAATACGGGATATCATTTCCCTTGCAATTGCACCTTTGTTTGCAAGTACAGCGACAGTAACTTCGGGATGAAATAGTAAATACCACAATAGATATGCACATGATGTGATTGACTTACCACTCTGACGTGATGCAAGAACCACATTGAAACGATTCTCATTATAGTGTTCTATCAAATTTCCTTGATAACCACGAAGTTTAAATTTGACAAGACCCTCATCTAATGATATAATTTGACAATAATTTTCTATAAAATGAACAGGTTCTTTAGAACACTTCAAGTATTCTTTAAACTCTTCTTCAGTGTATTGTTGTTCAATACCTGCTCTTTTTACGAGAGTATTACCTAAGTAACCCTCATTTGTAGGTTTAACCATTAATCTTTTTTATTCTCTTTCTTTAGGAACTTCTGTAACTCTGATGTTGAACCAACGTAAAGATGGTTATGTTGAGTTTTCACCCCTTCATTCTCATTGTTTAAATCTTTCATCTTTTTCTGCAAGTCTAATAACTTCTCTGCAGTGTCCCCAACCGTCTTTATAAGTTGTCCTGCGACCTCGTAAGCACGTGGGTGTTCCGTTTCTTTACATAGGTCAAGTATTCCATCAATTGCATCCTGACCCCTCTCTACGAGTCCATATAGGGTCTCACGACCATACTTATAGTCGTTTTCCATGCTCTCTACTCTTTGTGGAACTTGAACTACTTGGGTTTCTTTTTTTATATCTTTAGAGATGTTTAGGACATCATCTAACTGTTCTTCAATTTTTGCCATATATTAACTCGCATCAGTAACTTTGTCTTCTGTAAATGTAGAAGGAGCACCGTCATCATAAAAACTTACAGTTTCTGCAACGACAAATGTGTCACTTGGGTCTACAGAACCCACAAACTTAAGTTTAGTTTTATCACCAACTGTTACACTATTTGATATAACCATTGACAATTTATCTGAAGCAACACTTACAATAGTAGGATTTGTTGCATTACCTGTTCCAAACACTTCATCACTTGCACTTATCTTACTATTTATTGCACTTGGGAAAGTGATTGTTGTTGAGTTGGAGACTGCATTTGAAAATTCTTGAAATGCAGGTTCATAGTGTTTAACTTCTTTAACAAGACCTGAACCATCTATTTGAGATGTTGTAAATCCACCTGCATCTATATTAACATAGTCTCTTTCGATAACACTTTTAATAACCTCTCCCGTAAAGACTGGGCCGAAGAAATATGTTTTCATAGAGAAATCTAAGGTGTATTCTATGATTCTATTTTCATCATAAGCACCTTCATAGGAATCTCCCATTGATACACTATTAAGTGTTATAGGAACATCTCTCTTCTCACTCATTGAGTCAATCATATTCATAGTTACCGTATATTCGGGTTGGAAATATGGTATAATTTGTTCTACAATTTGAATCGCATCATTCATATTCTTTGAAAGAATACTAAGTGTAAATCCTAGGTTATATGGTGCAGGAGCATATTGAAATCCTCTCTTTCCACTGTCTGTTGTCTCTAGTAAATTCTTTTGTGTTCTTATTAGTTTGTTTTGTTGTCTAGTTGCATCATATTCAAAGGACGATAACTCAAACCCCATTCTAGGAAGACTAACTGCACTTCTGTTTAAGTCATTCAAATCAGGTTCTTCTGCAAGTCTCTTTAACCACTTTTGTGATGGGCCATATGCAATTGGAACCAAGTTCTTAGTAAGTACTGTTCCGTCTGCTTTTATTTTGGATACATAGATATTATTGAATAGAGTTCCAAAAATAGATACACTTCTTTTAATAGTTTCATTGTAAAAATGAGTACCGAACATTATGTAACCTCACCGAATGGATTTGTTTCAGAGAAATCTAAATAGTTATCTGCACCATCTTCAAAGTCTTTGTTTTGTGCAGAACCATCATTTGACATTGTCATGACATCTGTAATACTTGCAATGGTACGAGAGGTTCCTGATACAGAACCAACAAGTGTATCTCCAACTGCAAGTGTCTTAGTGTTATGAACTAGGTCTAGTCTCTCTGTCTTACCCGACCAGGCAGACACTTCTCCAACTACAACACTATTAAGTGTTACTGGTTCGTTTATAGAATATCCACCACTACCAGTATTCATTGTAAGTTCTATCTGATATGCTTGTTCATTCTCGATAACATCAATAGCACCAACTCCAGTATCGAAATCTTCTCCACTGTATTCAAAGAGTTCACACTGCATTTTGAACACGAATAGTTTTCCAACTTGATAGAATGGATTTTCATGTTCTACGAATTTGATTTCAAACATTGAACCACTAAGAGGAAAGTATATAATATCTCCTTCATTGGGTCTCAATGATGTTGCAAGGTTAGAGTCTAGTGATATGAATCTTTCCCAACTTCTTAGAGATATGACAAAGGTTGCTTGGTCTTTTACTTGAACACCAAACTTACTAAAAAGGTCTCCCTCTCCGTCAAATCCTTCAGTATTTTCCAAATACATTTCTACTGAATATGCATCACCAAAGGTAGACTGAACATCTTCATCAAAAATAGTATCTTCCTCTACAATCTCTCTTGGTAGGTAGAATGTTTCGTGTCCATAGAAACGTAATGACTCAACAACCAAGTCTTCATAAAGATGTTGTTCAGTACTTACTGCATGGTTAAAAAATACATTTGTTGGCATGGTTTATCCCATCATATCAAGAACTGGCATTTCATAGTTCAGTCTTGACTCTTCTTCTAATCTTAAAATTTCTTCTTTTGCTTCATCTTTCATTTGTTGTCCATCAAGTGTCACTCCACCTGGCAGTGCAATTCCTGAAAACTTAGAGAGGTTTTCTCCCCACTGATACTTGACTAATGCAGTTGCGTATTTCTTTAACCACATGTCATCATAGATATCAGTCATGTCATTAGGGTCTACCTTTCTGTAACACTCTATAATGATATACTCTCCTGCAGAGAGTTTATTTGCATTGTAGTCAATGTAAAGTCTATTAGAATGCATGTTGTATCTTATAGGTATCTGACCAACTAAGATATCATTTAATAGAGAAAGATGTGATTGAACTTGTGCATAATATAGAACACTTGTAGATGTTAAATCCCAAAGGTCATGAAGTCTCAATTGATATTGGATATCAAACATATTAGATTGTGTTCCACTTGAGAATGGGAATATTGAGATAACACTTAACACATGTTCGGGTAGTGTCACATAGTTATTACCTTCACCATATGTTTGGTTTGCAATTGCTTGTGTTCCACTTGATGCAGCGTTATGAGTTTCGTTAGTTTTAAACGAATCAATCTCTGCTTGAGTAATTTGGTGTTTTAGATAACACTTGATTGAACCTTCGTAATGAAACTCACGAAAGTACTGTAGTGCCTCATCCATTCTGTCATCAAACTGGTCATCATCCACGTTGATTTCTAAAACAGGCGCACCTAGTTTTCTTTTGATATACTCTTTAAATGTTGCTTTAGAGTTTGGTTTTGACATAATTGTATTCCAGTATTAATTCTATAATACTATTTATACGAATTTTAAGTCTATTCTTGGAAGAAGGTCTTAGATTGTAGTCTGTCTATCTTTTCATCTAATCTGTTCAGAGTTGACATTATTCTTTCAGATACTGCTTCAATTTCATCACGAGTGACATATTCTTTTGCCAACTCTTCTCGAGTCTTATTGACGAGTATATCTATTCTCTTTTGTTCAGATAAAAGGTTTCTTATAAGGAATCCTAAAGGTGCTAACACGAATGATATCACAAGGTTCCAAAGAAGATGAGTGTCTATTACTATTTCCATACCCTTATTTAGGATATTCAGTTGACAATGGGGTTCCCATTTGGGTCTAAATCAAAAACAAATTCATTTGAATTGTAATTTTCTATGTTTCCAAAGTTTGCACCATCTTGTGAGTAGTTCATATTTATATTGAATGAAATAGAATATCTCTCTTTGTCTGTTTGGTTAGGTTCCACCATATGCATTGCACCACTTGGAAACAAAACAAGTTCTCCTGCTGTAGGTGAAAAATTAAAGTTGTTACCAGTTCTTTGAGATGGGGGGAATTCTGAAAGCACCTTTTCATCAGTATCAATCATCACCAAATCACCCTCATCACCATCTGCCTTTATATAAAATACTCCACTATACCAGCAACCTGCGTGACCATGTGGACTGTTCCATGCACCCTTGTCATTAATGTTTGCCCAAGAATTACCAATAGATACCACTGCAGTTTTTGGATTCAATCCATTAAAGGGTAGTACTTCATCATTAAAGGTGTGTACAATTTCATTCATCAATTTTTGAAATATAGGAGAACTTTCGCAACCATCATTTGATTGCCATCCAGTATATTGATTTGATACTCGTCTCCCCCTTGGGTCTTTCCTTCTCATGTTATCAATTTCTGTTTGGAGTAACACCAAGTAATCTTTTGTGAATCCTCTCTCACCTCCACAATCTATCATATTTCTATGAAAGATATATGTTGGGAATATTAATCTAACTGCCATCCTTATCTCCTAATGGTAATTCTAATTGTATTTCTGATGAGTCCTCACTAACATGATAAGGACATTCGGGTGGAGGTGATTCTTCATTAAAAAATTTTTGTTTGGGATTCCAATATTTTATTTTCTTATAAGGCCCAACCGTCTTAGCATTCATCTCTCCTTGATTTTCATACCCCATCATCCTAAATGCTTCAGGCATTCCTATAGTATCTCTCTCTGTTGTTAGTCTTGACGAACTTCTCAATTCAGATTCTGTAGTCTTAAGTGAATATGTTCCTACCCATTCTTCTCTTCTAAACGGGATAATCTGACAAAGAGGAGTTCCTTTAAGAATAGTAAAATTGTGGTCAACCTTTGGGTAAAAAATAATTTGTGCATTATCTACACCATTGTTAAACTTGTCGGTGTCAATTATACCTTGCCATGTAGAAAAGTATTTATTCTGATGTAGAAATGGGTCTAAGTAAAATGTAGAGTATCCTTCGGGTGTTGTGATACACCATGGGTTTCTCATTTTAAATGCATCTCTGACTGGTGGGTTTTCTGATTTGTCCATATATGCAAACGAATCCATCATTTGAGTATGTGGGTGAGAAGAAGAACCCATACTTTGTAGATATTTCTCTTTTTCTGTATCTCTAACAGCAGACCACCCAATACCACCTTCATCTGTATCACTGATTCCCTGCACGACTTCCATGTCTCTATTTGCACATAGATACCAACCCATCTTCAACCAATCGTCCATTGCAGGACATGCTCTTATAGTTTGTTGAGAAGTTCCATTTACCGTTTCAGCAACTTTTGATTTTTTCCACCACTCGGGAACCAAATCCTTTGCAAGTACAGGTTTAAAGTCTTGTATTGTTATAGGGTTATATGTGTGAAAGTCTATCGTTGGCATCGTAAAACTCCTCCTTATCTACTAGTCTGACTTCATCACCACGAATGACAATTGATTTCCTATCAATGTATTTTGCCTTTGGTGTTGGTGCATCTGCACCATGTGATATCCTTCCATCAAACATAATTAATCTATTTGGTTTAAATTGAACTGATGCAAACTCTTCGTTATTATCTCGTGCATGTATTCCTTCTTCTTGTGTTGTATAAAACCTTAAGTCACCACCCCAACCATCTTCCCAAAATTTGTTTGTGTAATATAAGAACGATAAGTTCCATGCATCTTCGTCTTGACAATCTTGATGACAAGTTCCATGTAATCCTTGTGTTTGAGAGTTTAATCCCATATACTGAAATCTTTCCCACTTAAATTGAAATTCATGCTGTAGTCTTGTATTAAGATACTTAGGAAAATATGCAAATTCCCTTTCTAAGTCTTCTGCAATTTTTGGTTGTTTTCTATTATCATAACCACTTAGAATACTAGTACCCCAAAATTGATGATGTGGAAGACCCGTTGGACTGTCACCCCTAACTTCGTTCCCTTTACTCCAAAAATTTGCCCGTGATATTTGTGTATCGTAATATTGGTGAAGTGGAGAAGACAACCAGTTGTCTAAAACATAAATGTTTTTTAAAGGTAGGTCGTCTATTTTAAAGGGTTCATCTATATAGACTATTTTAGGGATTGAGTCCATTACCTAGGAGCATCAATAGCAACTTGGGCTTTAGGGATAAAACTTATGTACTCATCTAAAGATTTTAAATGGTCTTCTCGTGTCGATTGAATATCCATTTGAAGTTGTTCTGATATACTTGCTATTGCATCACAAAATTCTAAAACACTTCTTGCATTACTTCTTTGTGGGTGATTAGACCCTTCTCTTCCTGCAATAAGGACTTCTGTTAGATTATCAAATCCACTAACTTCACATGTATTATCACACTGCTCTACACAAAATTCTGTTATTCTTTGACAATATTGATTTGAAAGTGATACACCCATAGGTGGTTCTGAATGTTCTATATAATTTTCTATAGCATCCATATCAGATGCATTCAAAGGAATGTGTTCTTGGGAATCAAACCCACCTTTTGCATCATCCCAGTTAAGAATCTTGACTTCTATGTCATCATAAACAATAACATCATAATCAAACCCTAGTTCTGGCTTATCGACATTATCAAATTCATATTCCAACCCATTAGGTTTTCTTATTATTAATTTACTTTCTTCTGTATATATGAAACAGTTGTTATTATTCATTTTGTAATCCTCACTTATAGTATATACTATATCTTT